CATATTTCCTGAAGGCGGCGTGATAGTCGAGTTTGTAATATTTAATGCGTTGTTTTCTGATTCCGCAGAAAATGTAATAATGCCACTTGTTCCTCCACCAAAAGGTATCATTCTCCATGTCCCTGAAATTATTGAATTATCAATTAAGTATACTTGTCTAACTTCCCCCGGAATAATAACAGTTCCTAAAGGACTACCATCATAAGATAAAATAGTAAAATCATAATTACCCACATTGTTAAACAGCAAACTAGTACCTGTTTCTACAGTATTACTTGGAGGAAGAGTAATTGTATATGAATCATTGCTAGAGCTAACATCATTAATATCACTAGCAATCTCTCCTTCAGTCCGGGGATAAGGCCAGGATAGTTTGATATTGCTGTTTAGTATGATTTTGGAATATGACATGATTTTAGATTGTTATATTTCTTTTAAGTGAGTATCCTTTTTCTGAAAAAGGCATCAATGGATTGTAAATATCCGTCTGTACTTTCTGTAGCGTATCAATCATTACTCTTTCGGCTTTGACCTCATAATATTCCTGCTCTTTAAGCCCATAACGTTCATCACGAGCTAAAAGAATTGTATCACCGGTAGTAATACTGTCATTTTCCGATCTTAGGTCTCCTCTATAAGTACGTTTGTTTTTAAGTCTATCAGGAGATACGATATACCACTTCTTAGCTAGTAACCTATTAATCCTTTCAGGATTATTATAAGCAAAATAATATTCCTCACCCGGTTGTTTGATTTCATCAATAAGAGATTTAAAGGGACATGTTGAATCACTAAACATCAAATCAAAATCATTGTTTTCAAGATCATGTTCCCTAATATCTCTATCTACGGACTTAAACTCATTATTTTTGTCTTGTTTATATTTAATTGCCATTTTTTGACCTCATTTCCTTATTATGTTTATCTAGAAGCTCACGATATCTCTCATAAGACATACCAAAGGCAAGCGCCGCCTTTTTCTCTCTATCGCTTAATTCCCTTGTTTTTGGATCAGGAACCCCTTCCATGGGAGCACGGCTGCGAACCGCCCCAAAATGTTTGGCAGGAGTTGTAGTCGTATCCTGTGCTTTTAAATTGTCGATATACTCATCTATCATGCTGTAATAACTACCAGAACCTATTAGATGTTCCTTATTGGTAGTCTGGTATTTGCGATCTAGTCTTTTAATAAAGGATAATACTGATGTAGCTAGCTTCTCATCATACTCAGGGGCGTTTTTATCTACTTCGGGATTGCTTTCAAGCCAGCTATATAATCTATCCTCATATTCTCTAGCCCGAACCTGATTAAGATGTTCTTCGGAATATTCTTCTTTGGGAAAACTTGCTATTCTTGAGGCTTCATTCAAAGCATGTGTTGCCTTTGAAATCTCAGCTGTAGCTCTGCTAACCCCGGCAGCATCACCGCTTTCCAGTGCCAACTGCAACCTTGCCTGAGCCATTTCAAGTTCGCCGGCAACATTGTTCTTATAATGGGTAGAACCAGTATTTATAGCTTGGCGGAGCAACTGCTCCATTTGCAGTTTTTCCTGCTGTAACTGATCTAGCTGCTCGGTAAGCTTCGCTTTTTCTTCACGTTCTTTTTTTAATTTAGACCAGTATTTTTCTCTGTCTTTTTCAGAGACAGAAGTTTTAGTAGACTTTTCGTCTTTTTCACTAACATCCCCAGAAATATCAATTTTTTCATTCTTATCCTCTATATTTTGCGATCCTTGCTCCGGTTCTTTAGTTTTTACTTCTGCCTCGCCAGCTTCTTCCTTTGAATCTTTATTTTCGGATACTTCTTTTAAAGGTGGAATAGCAGCGTTTAAGTCGCTTGTATTTTCAATATCTATTTTAAACATATTCTTACCTTGATACTTTTGATGGATTATCGACTAGTAGTTTGATTTTAAAATCTTCTACCATAATTATCGGCTCACCTTCATATTTTGACTGCAATGATGAACCACGCGAGAATATAACCCAGTCTCCCTCTTTTACATAAGGGCCGCACGGAAACTGATCGCCCTTATAACTATCCGGGCCAAGCTTTAATACCATGCCAACCATTGAGTTGTATTCCAGATCATCAGCAATAGCAGTTTGCGGGATGATAACCCCTCCTCTTGTGACCTCCTCAACAGGCGGTTTGTAAATAAGAATTAATACATTGATTCCAGTAACCGATACTTCCTTGAATCTCTCTATCATTGTTTCCTTATTAAAGCTTTGGAGATCAATTCCTTTGGTTTTAAAATCTTCCGGTTTGTAATTGGTTATTTCACAGTTATTCATTGTTATTTACCTCTATTCCCTGTCTGTTAAATAATTCAAGCGCTATATCAAGACCGGTAATTACCCCGACATGATACTTGTATCCCTCTAGCGTAGAGATACTCGAAGGATCGCTTAAAATGCTCCTGTATCTATCAATTTCAGCTTCAATATTTCCTATAACCTTGGCAGTAAAAGAGCCTCGGCTATAGATATTATTTCGGTTCATTTGCCGCTCCTCCCCATATTTCTGGGCTTTACTGCTGCGCCGCTCTTGGTAGCAACGTTTTTTCTAATTTTAGCAGCTCCCCCGGCAGCATACTTATTACAGCTCGTTTCTTTTTCTCTGGCTCTTTCTTGCATTTGACGCATTGCAAGCTCTCTTTTTTGTCTATCCATAAATAATCTCCTCTTGTGTTGGCTCGGGTGGAATTTGCGATCTTAGAGCTTCTACTTGTGCCTTTAACTCAGCTTCTTTTGCCTTGTACTCAAGCTTTAGTAATTCAAGCTCGTTCTTAGTACTCATTTCCTGTTCCTTGGTTAACGTATCTATTACTTTTTCTTTCTCGTTTAGCTCGAGCTTTAAAAGTTCAATTTGATATTTCTGCTCGGCAAGTTGTTGTTGCTCCCGTACTTTTAACTCAGCTAAATACTTCTCTTGCTCTAACTTCGCCTTATCAAGTTCAATGTTCATTTGGGTCTTATAGCCGTCAGCTTCAATATTTAAGTGAGCTAGCCGTTCCTTTGACTCTACTTCAACTCTTCGCTGCTCAATATCTGCAATCTGAACCTGCAAAGCTGGGTCTATAGGTTGCTCCTGCTGCTGCTCCGGCGGCGCTTCGGGGAGTAGTATCTTATCAATGTCGTTAATACCGAGTGCTTGATATACTTTTAAATATACCTCTCTCATGTTATGTAGCTCAGGATTGCTGCTAGCTAACTTTAAAATACTCTCTGCCTTGATTATTCGCTGCGTAGAAGATTCAACAGACGGATCAGATACGGGTATAACTTTCAAACTCTCTTTATCTAAAGGTAGTGATGGCAAGTTGAACATTTTATAAAAGAGTTGTAGCTCTTCACTAAAACTACTATGGACTGTTCTCATTATTGCCGATTGCATCCGATTGGATACTTCAAGCAAGGCAATAGTAGTACCGACAGGCGTATTCTGATTATTTTCAGCTAGTCCTGCTTCCGTTGTAGATGCTAACTCCTGTGTCTGAGCAGTTATCCGGTTAATATATTCAAGTAAAGCGGGAGACGGGCCATTATAAGGAAGCGGCATGATTGAATCCCGCAGCGACAAATTACCCGTTTCAACAGTTACAAATTGCCCGGGTAATATCGTTAAATCATTATTGGTAGTCTTTATTCCCTTGGACTTCATCCCTCCCGGGAAATTCTGGAAAATAGCTGCATCAATCGCCATTTGCTGCATGGAAGTTAAACTCTTCGAATTAGAGCCGAGTATTTGAGCAAGTCCGAGGCCAAAAACATCAAACCCGGGGAATAAGTTATAATGAATAAAGCAGTTAATCCTTGTTCTGGTTGGATCGCTTTCATGCCAATTTGGCGCAAGTGATACGATCTGATTAGTAACACCGCATCTGGTAATAACATAAGGTAGTGGTATGCTGTAATCCTCTGACGTGCTACTTGCATCAAAAAAATCATTTAAAACCAGATATTCGTGTGTTTCATAAAAAGGAAAACGGGAACCGGTCGGATCAACCTGTTTTTGCTCATTTTTATCCTCTGCTTCTTCACCCTCGCTACTGCCCACGTTATCTAGGTAATCAAGGTCAACTTTTAAAAATATCCCGCTATTCATATTAAAGAGGATTTCCCTTTTAGAGAGATACCTAATATGGGTCAGACGATTTGATTCGGTAATACTTGAGCAGTTATTATCAAATAAAAAATCCTCAGGCATGATAAAACGGCTCAGAGGTTTACCTGTAATAGGGTCGTAGTAGATTTTTCGGAATACACACCCATAAAGAATCAGATATAACAAGAACCGATCGTAATCAGGATAAAAGCCTTTATCTTCAACTGTTAAATACTCGTTTAAAATATCCCTGACCATCTCGCCTTTTAATTCGTAGTCTTCCTCCACACTTATATCGGTTCTAAAGCCTACAGGTCCGGTAGCAGGTAATAATTCAGAGCGAAGCGTTGCCCAGAGCCTTAGCACGCTGCTTGAAAAAGTAGTATCATAAGTCTTAACCTGTGCGCTGTTGCCAATAGAAGAATTGGATTTACGAATGCTCCCGTTATCTCCGTCTTGTATTTCCTCAATTTTAAAGCCAAGTAGAGTTTTAGCCTTTTCAATTATATCAAGCCAAGGTGCGCGGTTTTTCTTATCTTTTTTTGTTACCTCTTCCAGGTAAGCAGCTATTTTATCCCTGACTGCTTCCGGTATTTCCTCGGCAAAATTACTATTAAACGGAGTAACAGTTGGGGCTAATTCCTCCGCTTCGTTATCCATACGTGATAAAATTTGCTCTTCTAAAGATAAAAGAGGATCATCCATTGCTTCGGGAAGTTCTACTTCTTCCGGTAAAATGCCCAAATCTTCTTCCATCGGTAATCTTTGAGCCAAATTCATAGATTCAGGCTCTAAACTCTCTAGCCTTGACAAATCACGATTAGTCTTTCTTTTTTGCTTTCTTCTTGTTGCCATTAGTATAATTTCCTAAATTTAGTAATGGTTTCATCTTCCTTAACATCGCTCCTGTGGGTTAAAGCATCAAAGTCTCGGAGGTACAAAATTGCCTGTGTCATTGAATCAACGAGGTCTTTTGACTCCCCGTTTGGAAAGGTTATCACTGTTTCTAAAAACTCTTCGGCGAACGGAGTTAACCTTTCAGGGTTTTTCTCTTCAGTGGGTAAGTATACAAGTCCGCACTCAATAAACGGCGCTGCTCTCTGTACTCTTGCATTCTTATCGCCTTTGGGGGTGTATCCTATAGCAGGAATCCCCCCGAGCCTTAGATCACGTATTAACGGATCGCCCGTTGCCTTTGCTTCTATTAAGCAACAATCAACAGTTCTTTGAGCAGGCATTGGGTTTTTATGCTCGCCGGTATCTTTATAATCTCGGGCTAAGCGCTGCGCTCTAGCTCGAAGCTCCGGGTAGCCTACACGACCCCGCCAACTCGATAGCAGCATCATCCTAAATAGCTCATCTTCGGATTTTTCACCCCATATTCCCCAGGTGCTACAAGCAGAATATGCAGCTTTTGGTTCATCAGAAATTGCCGTATCCCAGCTCTGCAATATATAATCA